ACCCCACGGAGCCGCTTTATCAGCGGCTCTCTTTGATTTCACATTAGGAGGAAACGAATGAATACGATTCTACAACTGCGCGAGAATCGCGCGAAGAAATGGGACGCCGCGAAAGCGTTTCTGGACGTGAAGCGTGGCACGGATGGCTTGCTCTCCGCCGAGGACGCTGGCGCATATGAAAAGATGGAGGCCGAGGTCGTCGCGCTCGGCAAAGAGGTCGAGCGACTTGAACGTCAGGCTGCGCTGGATGCCGAACTCAATAAGCCCACCGCTGACCCGCTGACCAGCAAACCCGCACAAACCAATATGGAGCAGAAGATTGGCCGCGCGACTACCGAGTATAAGAAGGCGTTCTGGAACGCGATCCGTTCCAAAAATCCCCGAACGGAGATCCTAAACGCGCTGCAAGAGGGCACTGACAGCGAAGGCGGATACCTTGTTCCCGATGAGTTCGAGCGCACACTGGTTCAGAAGCTGACGGAAGCGAACGTGCTGCGCCCGCTCTGTCATGTGATCCAGACCAGCTATGGCGATCGAAAGATCCCAGTGGTCGCATCGAAGGGCACCGCCGACTGGGTCGACGAAGAGGGCACCTATCCGCTCTCGGATGATTCCTTCTCGCAGGTCGTACTCGGTGCGTACAAGCTCGCGACCATGATCAAAGTATCGGAAGAACTGCTGTCCGACAGCATCTTCGATATCGAAGGGTATGTCTCCGAGCAGTTCGGCAAACGCATCGGTGACAAGGAAGAGGATGCATTCCTCAACGGCAACGGTGTGAGCAAACCCATTGGTATCCTTAACGCTACCGGCGGCGCGGAAGTCGGCGTGACTACGGCGGGTGCATCTGCGATCACGGGCGACGAACTGATCGACCTCGTGTACTCGCTCCGCGCACCGTATCGCAAGGGTGCGGTGTTCGTGCTCAACGACACGACCGTAAAACTACTGCGCAAGCTCAAAGACGGGGATGGTCAGTACCTCTGGCGTCCGGGCATCACGGAAAATGCGCCGGATACGATCCTTGGACACCGCATCGTGACGAGCGAGTTCATGCCGGGAGTAAGCGCGGGGAATAAATCCATCGCGTTCGGCGACTTCTCCTACTACTGGATCGCAGACCGTCAGGGCCGCACCTTCAAGCGTCTGAACGAGCTTTACGCGACGACCGGTCAGGTCGGATTCCTAGCGTCCCAGCGTCTCGACGGCAAGCTCATCCTGCCGGAAGCGATCAAGGTCCTGCAGCAGAAAGCGTAACGGAGGGTCTATATGGAGATTATTGATACCTCGGCGGGAGACGTGACCCGCAACTGCAAGAACTACCTCACGGATGGCGGGGATCGACTGGTGATCGGCGGTACTCTGGAGGTTCTGGATACCGCCACCGTCACCGGACTGCAATCGGGATATGCGACCGAGCAAACCGCGGGCAGTGTGTATCAGGCGACGAATCAAGCGGAGAGCGCCGCAACAACCATCGCCGACCTGAAGAGCGATTTCAACGCGCTTCTTCAAAAGCTCAAGAATGCCGGAATCATGGCGGCAGACCAGCCGGGTTCAATGTGAGATGGCAACGCTGCTGAGTAAAGTCAAGGCGAATCTGATCCTGACTCACGACGCGGATGATGAACTAATTCAAAGACTCATTGACACCGCAGTATCCTACGCCGAGAGCTACCAACACCTGACCGCCGGAACCTACGAAGTGGCGGGTATGCCGCCGACGACCGAAGCGGCTGTGATCATGCTGGCATCTCATTTCTATGAGAGCCGGGATGGTAGCACAGGTGGATTCTTCGCAGACAATGTGCAGGCGGGGCAGCAGACATGGGATGTTGTGAACACGCTTTTGCGCCTTGATCGCGACTGGAAGGTAGGTTCATGAGTTACGGCAGAATGAACACGCTGATCTCGATTGCGCGGGAAGTCGTAACGAAAGACATGGAAGGATTCGCGACGAAGACCGATGAAGTCATAGCATCGGTGTTCGCATATCGGGAAGGGCGGCACGGTTCCCAGAAATGGGTCAACCGTGCCGCTTTTTCGGAAGCTACGGACTTATTCCGATTCCGAGTGATCCCAGGGCTGACCGTGACCACTGCGAATGTGATCCAATGCGGTGATGATCACTTTGAAATCACGTCCGTTGAGGATGTGAAAGGCAGAGGCATGTACATTGAAGTGCTGGCAAAGAAGGTGACATCGGATGGCTAAGATGAAGATTGAAATGCCGGACGAATTTCTGAACCAGATCGCAGGTATAGGTAACGCGCTCGACGCAGCGATTCCCAAAGCGCTCGCGGCTGGCGGCAAGGTCGTAATGGAGAAGATGAAATCAAATCTGCGCGCGGCGATCGGACGCGGCACGAAGACCAAATCACGCTCGACCGGTAAGCTTGCTGCTTCTCTTGGCGTGTCTCCCGCGAAGCTGGATCGCGATGGAAACCTCGACGTGAAAGTCGGCTTTTCGGAAGGGCGCGGCGTTGTAAGCAACGCCATGCTCGCCAATGTATTGGAATACGGAAAGCATGGCCAGCCGCCGAAGCCGTTTCTGAAGCAGACCAAATCCTCGAGCCGGAAACCGTGCATTGAGGCGATGCAAATTGCGCTGAAGGAGGAACTGGATCTCCCGTGAGTATGTTAGAAGAACTGAATACGATCGTCGAGAGCGCCGGACTTCCTGTGGAGACCGGCGTTTTCTCTGCCACCGCGCCGGACGAGTATGTTGTGATTACGCCGATTTCGGAGCATTTCGAGCTGTTTTCGGACAATGCTCCGGGCATGAACATCGAGGAGGCGCGGCTGTCGCTCTTTTCGAAGGGCAACTATGGCGCGAAGAAACGGCAGCTCGTTCGACTGCTGCTCACGGCAGGATTTCTGGTATCCGAACGTCGCTATATCGGGCTGGAAGAGGATACGGGCTATCACCACTTTGCCATCGACGTGGCGAAGGAGTATATGGAGGAAGATTAGATGGCAACCATCGGATTGGATAAACTGTATTACGCGAAAATCACCGAGGGGACAAACGGCGACGAGACTTACGCCGCGCCCGTTTCGCTCGCCAAGGCGATGTCTGCGGAACTGAAGATCGATATCAACGAGGCGACGCTATATGCCGACGATGGCGCGGCCGAAGTGGTCAAGGAGTTCAAGAGTGGCACGCTGACGCTGGGCATCGACAACATCGGCGCGGTGGTTGCGAGCGATCTCACCGGTTCGCAGATTGATGATAACAAGGTTCTGGTGTCCCAGAGCGAGAACGGCGGGCAGCCGGTTGCAATCGGGTTCCGAGCGAAGAAGAGCAACGGCAAGTACCGTTACTTCTGGCTCTATCGCGTCGTGTTCGGCATTCCCGCGACGAACCTGCAGACGAAAGGCGACAACATCACGTTCTCGACCCCGTCGATCGAGGGAACGATCATTCGGCGCAACAAGTTGGACGGGCAGGGCAAGCACCCGTGGAAAGCTGAGGTCAACGAAGACGACACCAGCGTACCGACGGCGACGATCTCGGGTTGGTACACGCAGGTCTACGAGCCGACATTTGCGGCGGAGGGTTAACACATGGAAAACGACAGAGGCGCGATGATCCAGATTGGTAATCGGGAGTATGAAATGCTCCTGACTACTCGCGCGACCAAAGAGATCGCAAAGCGTTATGGTGGGCTGGAGCACCTTGGCGATAAGCTCATGAAAGCGGAGAACTTTGAGCTTGCGTTGGACGAGGTGGTGTGGCTGATCACGCTGCTCGCGAACCAGAGCACGCTGGTGCATAACCTACTGGAGCCGAACGATAAGCGCGAATTGTTGACCGAGGAAGCGGTCGAACTACTAACCACGCCGCTGGATCTTTCGGGCTACAAGACCGCGATCATGGAAGCGATGATCAAGGGAACGAAGCGCTATGTCGAAAGCGAGGAGGAATCCTCAAAAAACGTGTTGGTCGGGTAAGCGACGAAGAGCTGTTTGCCCGACTGATCTTCTACGGGGTGACCATGCTGGGGAGGTCGGAGCGCGAGGTTTGGCTCATGCCGCTTGGCGCTCTCTTAGACCAGTGGGAGGTGTATAAGCAAATGCAAGGCTTTTCAAGCCGAAAGGACGAACATTTTATTGATTACTTGATGCCAGTTGGATTACACTGATTAATAGTTAAGACGCAATTGCCCCTTAGTATTTCTACTTTAAGGAGATGCTGATAAGCATGATTATTAAGATTGTTTTTTACAAATCATCTTCTCAATACTATGAATCACTATGTGAAAGTTGTAGATTTTTCGAAACGTATGAACAGGAGAAATCAACAAACACTCTGACTCTTGGTTTAGATGATTTGAGGGGAAAACAACTAAATATCAAAAGTATTCTTACAATAATCAAGAGTTGGAGCAAAACGGAATACTATATAAATGGTAATAGAGCATCGTTCTATTCGGTTGAAGCAATGTTGGCGATATTTGAGTGCGAAAAGCGATGCAGCGAATGTGTAATCTCGAATGAGTATTGTTATGATGAGACTGGTTGGGGATGCAGATACATCAACTCAATTGCCCTACGTCGTGCATCATATTATCATTATCGCTCAAACTTGAACTGGTATGAATTCGGCCGTTTTCAAGATGATGAGTGGATTATAGATAAAGATAAAATTCTCGAGCAACTAAAAAAGGAAGTTGCTGAAAAACATGTAGAAGCATGTAGGTTCTTCGCCCTTAGCAGATTGGAGAGTGCACTTTCTACACTGCCTGAAAAGATTATCGTGACTGATGATGATAGCTGCGAATGGGAATATAAATATAGAGAAGCTCCGGTTGGCATGAAACAAACCGAAGTAATTGGAGTGAGACCGCGGGAGGATCATTCATATGATTTCGGGGGTGGGGTAGGTATTTCACTCTCAATGAGAGCGTCCAGTGAGAGGGGCAGGCAACAAGAGAACGACGAGAAAAATGTACCTTCGGTAACTTTTAACGATATTGGAGGGATTGACGATATAATTCAGCAGGTTCGAGAAGTAATCGAACTTCCACTTATTGCGCCAGCAATATTCGAACATTATCATATTAAACCACACAAAGGAATTCTGCTGTATGGCCCGCCAGGATGCGGAAAAACATTGATAGCAAAGGCAGTGGCAAACGAAATCAATGCTCATTTCATTTCTGTAAATGGTCCAGAGATACTAAATAAGTATGTTGGACAGTCTGAAGCCAACCTCAGGAAATTATTCGATGAAGCTAAAAGAAACAACCCAACAATAATCTATTTTGACGAGTTTGATTCAATATCGTCAACTCGTGATGCAGATGGGAATCCATTGATGGCTACTGTGGTGAATCAATTGTTAACGCTTATGGATGGGATCGATGAGACAAGTCAGGTGTGCGCTATTGCATCCACCAATAGGATAGATATGATAGACGAGGCAGTAAGACGTCCGGGAAGATTTGATTATGTAATAGAGATTCAGCGACCGTCAATTGAAGGGTGTAAGACAATATTCCGTATACATACTGATAAGATGCCGGTTGATGCGTCTTTTGATAAAGAATCATTTGTAAGCAAATACTTAATGGGTTGCTCAGGTGCGGAAATTGCTTTTGTGGCATCTGAAGCTGCATACAACTCAATTCGAAGAACCGTTGACATAAAACGTGTGTTTCAGAAAGATGTCGAGTTTTGCGTTTCAGACAAGAATATCATACTCGAATGCGACTTCATTAAAGCAGCAAAGACATTAGTTGATAGTCGCAAAAAAGCAGATACGGCTAAATATCGCTATAATAATTAGCTTCAGAAAACTCATAGATAAATTTAAAGACTTGTTTCATCAAACGACCTTCGGGTCGTTTTTTTATACCAGTTTTTCCTAGAGAGGTGATGAAATGCCGTCCGACTTCGGACTCAAGATCGGGATTGAGGGCGAAAAAGAGTTCAAGAAAGCGCTCTCTGAGATCAACCAATCATTTAAGGTTCTCGGGAGCGAGATGAACCTCGTCACCTCCCAGTTCGACAAGCAGGACAAATCGGTCGGGGCCCTGACAGCCCGAAACCAAGTCCTGCGAAAAGAGATCGACGCTCAAAAAGAAAAGGTAGAAACCCTCGAAGCCGCGTTGCAGAACGCGGCTTCTTCTTTTGGGGAGAACGATAAGCGCACTCAGGCATGGCAAGTTCAGCTCAACAACGCAAAGGCAGCTCTCAACGGTATGGAGCGTGAACTTGGCGCAAACGAAACCGCGCTGGAAAGTGCGGCGAGCGATCTGGATTCGGCTGGCAAACAGGCGGATGAATTCGGCGACGAGATCAAGCAGTCCGCCGATCAGGCAGATGACGCGGGTGGGCGCTTCGACAAACTTGGCTCGGTCGTCAAAGGGATTGGGGTAGCGCTCGGCGCGGCAATGGTGGCAATCGGAACGGCGGCAGTGGCCGCTGGTAAAGCGCTGGTCGATATGACCGTCAACACCGCGGCATATGCGGATGAAATGCTGACGCAAAGTTCCATCACCGGAATGAGCGTGGAACGGTTGCAAGCGTATTCGTATGCCGCCGACCTCGTGGATGTGTCGTTGGAAACCATGACCGGCTCCATGGCGAAGAACGTGAAATCCATGTCCAATGCCGCAGGCGGGAGTGAACAATTCGCCAAAGCATACGATCGTCTCGGCGTGTCGGTGACGAATGCGGATGGATCACTGCGCAATAGCGAAGATGTTTATTGGGATGCCATCGACGCGCTCGGACAGGTATCGAATGAAACGGAACGCGACGCGCTGGCTATGCAGCTCTTTGGCAAGAGCGCACAGGATCTGAATCCACTCATCGCGCAGGGCAGCGAGGGCATCGCGGCTCTGACCGACGAAGCCAAGCGGATGGGTGCGGTGCTGAGCGAGGAAACGATTGAAAAATTCGGTGCATTCGATGATTCCGTGCAGCGACTCAAGCAGGGTGCTGCGGCGGCACAGCGGGTCATGGGGACGGTGCTGCTCCCGCAGCTTCAGACGCTCGCGGACGATGGCGTATCACTGCTCGGCGATTTTACCTCGGGGCTTGCGGAAGCGGGTGGCGATTTCAACAAGATCACCGTCGTGCTCGGAGAAACAGTCGGTGGAATCGCAAACCTAATTCTCGGCAGCCTACCGCAGTTTGTGCAGGTCGGCGTGAGTATCGTGAGCGCGATCGGCGGCGCGCTGGCGGCGAACTTACCCGTTCTGATCTCTTCCGCTTCGGGCATCGTCATGACGCTGCTACAGGGTGTGATCACAGCGCTTCCGCAGTTTACCGACGGCGCGGTGCAACTGATTACTATGCTCGCGCAGGGGATTGTCGACATGCTGCCAGCGTTGGTGGAGGCGGCAATTCAAATGGTCGCATCGCTCGTGCAAGGCATAGGCGATGCGCTGCCGACGCTGATTCCGGCGATCATCGAAGCGGTGCTGCTGATCTGCGAAACGCTGTTTGACAATATGGACAAGATACTGGATGCAGCATTTTCAATCGTGAAAGGCTTAGCGGAGGGTATCATCCGCGCGCTGCCGAAGCTGATCGAAGCGCTACCGAAGCTCATTACGGGGATCATTAACTTCTTCATGCAGAACCTTCCTACCCTCATGGCTATGGGCATCGAATTTACGGTTCAGCTTGCGATCGGCCTGATCAAGGCTCTCCCGCAACTGATCGCGGCGCTGCCGCAAATCGTCTCCGCTATCCTAAACGGGTTCGGGCAATCGGTATCCTCCGTGGTGGAGATCGGTAAGAACATCGTCAATGGCTTATGGGAAGGCATCAAGAGCATGGCCTCGTGGCTGGCGTCAAAGGTGCGCGACTTCTTCTCCAACATTGTGAAAAGCGCAAAGAAAGCGCTCGGTATCGCGTCGCCCTCCAAGGTGTTCGCCGGGATCGGCGAGAACATGGGGCAGGGTGTGGGCATTGGATTTACCGATGCTATGGATGATGTGAACAAGCAGATTCAGAACGCGATCCCGACAAGCGTGGACGTCGGCGCGATCGATGTTCTGACGAACCTGCCGAACAGCGTCGGTATCGGCGGCACGAGAGATCTGCTGTCGCAGAAGCTGGATGTGCTGATCGGCGAAGTGCGTCGATATCTACCGCAGCTCGCGGGCATGCAACTAGTCGCTGACACCGGTGCGACAATCGGCTGGCTTGCGCCGGCCATGGATGACGCGCTGGGCGCGATCAGAAGGCGAAAGGAGCGGCTGACGTGAGCGATATCCGATTCGGAACCAAATGGGCGTGCGCGGACTATGGTCTGATCATCGCGCCCTACGCCATCCCTTTGCCGGAGCCGCAGACGAACTTCGTCGAGATTCCCGGGCGCGACAGCGCGCTCGATCTGTCGGAGGCGTTTGGCACGATCCGATATGCCGACCGGATTATCCCGTTAACGCTATATGCGCGCGCACCATTCGACGCTGCGGTGTCAGCCTTTGCAGCTGATGTACACGGACGGCGCATGAACGTGATCTTCGATCGCGACCCGACCTTTTATTACGACGCGCGGGTTACAGTGGATGATGTCGAGCGTCACGCGGGGTACTGCGAATTGTCGCTGGAATGTCGCGCGAGGCCATACAAGCTGGAGCACTTTGAGACTACGATTACTGTTCTTCCAACGGGCAACGCAACTGTGACGCTGACGAACACGCGCATGTCGGTCGTGCCGACGATCACTGTTTCCGCTGAAATGACGCTCGCGTTCACGCTCTTAGGTAAGGACTACACCGTCAACCTTTCGGTGGGAACGCACATCATTCCTTCACTGGTACTCTTGGAGGGCGATACTGCGATCGAAATCACTGGGACGGGGCGAATTACGTTTACCTACCGGAAAGGAACACTCTGATGTACCGAATTCTCTGTGATTCCTACGTGCTATATGATCCGCGCTTGCCAGACCTGTTCATACTGGAACCAGATCTGACACAGAAGAAGAACGAGCCGGGTGAGATGACGTTCACGATACCGAAGGAGCATCCGCACTATGGAGTGCTGGAAAAGCTCAAGAGTCGCATCAAGGTCTATCGAGACGATACCTTGATCTGGGTTGGGCGTGCGATCGAGGACGAGCGCGATCTCTACGAAAACCGCAAGGTGGTGGTAGAAGGGACGCTGGCTTTTCTGCTGGACAGCATCCTTCGCCCATTTGCTATGGATAGTACAGCGGCTGATGTCTGGCAATACATCCTGACCCAACATAACGTCCAGGTAAACTCGAACCAGCGTCTCGGCATTGGGAATTGCGATCTTACTGGCTCAGTCAGCATCGCTACAAAGGACTACCTTTCAGCTTGGCAGGTGATGAAGACCTGTCTACTCGATTCGCTCGGTGGCTACCTGATCGTGCGATTCGACGAAAACGAGAATCCGGTTCTGGACTATCTCACCGATGTGCCGGACACATCGACGCAAAGGATTGAATTCGGCGAAAACCTGATCGATCTTGTGCTGAGCAAGAACGCGTCCGAAACTTATACCGCCTGCGTCCCGCTTGGTGCGGCTCTTCGTGACATCGACCCGGAATCGGAAAGCGACGCACGACTCACGATCGCGAGCGTGAATGAGGGACAGGATCTTCTAAAAGATTCGGCACTTGTTGCCGAATATGGGATGATTTTCGCGCCGTCTGGTTTGACCACATGGGATGAAATCACCGACGCAACGATCCTCATGAACAAAGGCCGCGTTTGGCTGAGCGGAACCGGTGCGCGATTCAAGCAGACAATCAAGCTCTCAGCGGTCGATCTGCACAACGCGGACGCAAATGTTGAGTCTTTTCATTTCTTGGATAAGGTGGTCGTTTCCTGCGGCACGCTTTGCCCGGAAGAGACGTATATTCTGTCCGAACTGACCATTCCGCTGAATAACCCGGCGAGCACTGGAATCGTGCTGGGCGATTTGCGTCCATCGCTGATCGGTGAGGAGATAAGGCAAAACACATCTGTCAAGAACCGTATCGAGACGATCGAGTCGGACTATACGACGCACGGCGAAATCAAAGAAATCGTGCAGGAGCAGCTCACCCAGAACACCTCGATTCTGCAATCGGCACAACAGATCATTATGACCGCGCTTGAGGATTATGTCCGAACACAGGATTTTGTCGCGTTGCAGAATTCGATTCAAACGTCGTTTTCGATCATGGCGGGGACGATTGAGGCGAACTTCACAGAGACCGCTAGCCGGATTTCAACGCTGAATGGTGAGACGTCACAGCAATTCGAGTCGGTGAGAAGCTTCATCCGCCTGATCTCATCCGGCATTGTGATTGGAAAGAGCACGTCCGCGATCAAGCTCAAGCTGGAGAACGACATCCTGTATTTCTTTTCCGGCAGTGAGGACAGCGTGACAACCGACAGCGCAATCGCCTACTTTTCGTCCGGCAAGTTGTACGTCAACGATGTACAGGTACTATCGTCGCTGCGGATTGGGAGTTTCGCGTGGGTGCCCGAGAGCGGCAATTTGAATTTCAAAAAGATCGCGGGGTAAGGATATGGCAAATTGGCCGTATGAGTCGATTCACGACGGATACACGATCGTCAACGGTTCTCTTTCTGGAACCGCGGCAAGTAAGATTTCTTGCTGGCTGGAGTATAAGATCATTTCGCAGTCAGCCGCCAGCAACGCTTCAACCATCCGGTTCTATGTGTTTCTGGCGACATCCGGCAACACCTCGCAGTTTGACGTTTACTGCAATAACATCGATTCGAATTCACGCGGCGCAATGAGCGTATCGGTTGACGGAAGTGTGGTCTACAATCGCACGGGCAGAGGTTTCGCGATCTCGTGCATTCCTTACCGTGACGAGTACATCACGCAGTATCAGGAACCCTACGATACGGCGCTGGGCTACCAGTACCTCATGATCCTGACCGACAATGCGAGCACAGAGAGCGAAGCATACGGAGAGTGCACGATCTCCCACAATTCGGATGGGACAAGACAAGTGACGTTATCGTTTGCCGGGAATTTCACATACTCTTCGGCGATCGGTTCCGCGAGCGGGTCGGTCAGCATTGTACTACCTGCTATCCCTCGCGTCACCACACCAAGCGTGTCCGCCGTAACGCTCGGGAGCGCGGCGACGATCACGCTTTCGCCCGCATCGAGCGCGTTTGTGCATACGCTGCGTGCGAGGTTCGGCTCACGTGCGGAAACGATGATCGCGACGCAGACCTCGGCGACGAGCATAGCCTGGACTCCATCGCTGGACGAAGCCAACGCCGCGCCAAACGCGTCGAGCGTCGTGGGCACAATCTATTGCGACACGTATTCCGGCGGAGTCCTTCTGGGTATGACACAGGTTAGCGTGACAGCCGCGATTCCGGCTTCGGTCGTACCGACGGGATCAATCTGGTATTCGGAAGCGGAAGAGGATCTGACGACCCAGTTTGGCTGCTTTGTGCAACGCAAGAGTAAGCTAAGCGTTAGTATATCCGCTGCGGGCGTATACGGATCGTCCGTTTCCTCAATCTCAACCACGGTCAATGGCGCGACGTATTCGGGCAACTCCTTTTTGACAAACGAACTTACGACCATGGGTACGAATACGATCCGAACGACGATTACGGATACTCGCGGGCGAACCAGTGTTCTGACAGGAACGTTCGATGTGGTTTCATATGACGCGCCAGCCGTGCAGTCCGTTTCAGTCTTTCGGTGCGACGCTGCTGGTAATGCCAGTAACACAGGAGCATACGTCATGGTTGCGGTTACCGGCGCGATCTCAGCCGTCAACAGCAAGAACACTCGCGTACTCAAGATTGGGTATAAGCGCAAGAGCGAAAGCTACTACACAGATACGACGATCGCTCTTTCTGCTTATATCGTTAACGGTTCATACAGAATCGGCGGTAGCCTGTCGAACCAGTATACCTACGACATTCGCGTTACCCTCGGTGACTATTTCGGCGAAGCGTATGGGTACATCGATCTGAGCACAGCGGAAGTGATCCTTTCGGTGCGCAGCACCGGCATGGGGCTTGCGGTCGGCAAGGTCGCCGAAGAGGACAGTTTTGATGTTGGTTGGCCAGCGAGATTCCGCGAAAATGTGCAGTTTGACGATAGCGTGGCCTTTTCGAGTGTTCTGTGGTTGGCAAATCTCATCTTCCCGGTTGGGAGTATCCGAATGACGGTCTCCACCGCAGATGAGAGCGCATTCCTAAGTGGAACATGGGTACGCTGGGGAACGGGCAGAGTACCGGTTGGCGTGAACTCCTCCGACACAAACTTCAACTCGGTAGAGAAAACAGGCGGTATGAGCACGCATACGCTCTCAGCAACAGAGATGCCATCGCACAGTCATTCGTTTAGTGGATCTGTAACGATCAACGCCAACGGTTCGCATGCACATCAGGCATCTTCGGGATCGTATAAGGTTGGTAGCGGTTCAGGCTCTACTTATTATTATATGACCAATGGTGGCAGCTCTAGCGGACAGACAACGGGATCCGGTGGTTCGCATGACCACACGGGCTCTGTGTCCGGCTCAGTCGGCAGTAACGGCAGCGGGTCGGCGCACAACAACCTGCAACCCTATATCACCTGTTATTTCTGGAAGAGAACCGCATAAGGTAAATAAATAGGCGCCCCTCTCGGAGTGCCAAAAATAGCGAAAGGCACTCAGTCGGGGGAAAGAGTGCCTTTCTAATTTGCATGGTAAATCTTGTTAGGGATTGGGACATACCCGGGTAGGTAGGTTGTGTATACCATGCAAGCTTCGATGTATCTGCATCATAGCAGATTTTTCTTGGAATTACCATGAAGAAATCATGAAATTTGTTAGGTTCGGAATGGAGGAAATTAGTGGAATTCACACGCAATTTGAAGAAGGGCACGTCCGGCGAGGACGTGCTTTTTTGCAAGCAAAAGCTACTGGAACTTGGGTTATATGCCGATCACATTACAGCGGTTACCAAGAAGACGTTCGGTGCGGACACGCTGGAGGCTGTGAAGCGATTTCAGGCGCAAGCCGGGTTGACCATCGACGGGATCATTGGGGAGGAAACGTGGGCGGCGCTGATTGACGGCACGATTACTGAGACGGAACCGGTCACAAAGGATACGGTTTCGGACAAAGCAGCTGCGGTCTGCTCGCTGGCTCTGACGCGTATTGGTGATCTGTATGTTTGGGGCGCATCTGGAATGACCGACCTGTCAAATTCAAAAATTCAAGCGATGGACGAGGAGTACGCTCGCGCGATCACGTTTCGCGATAGCCAGTACAAAGCAGGTTTCGCCGACCTTATGGCACACGACTGCTCTGGCTTTCTTTCCTGGCTCATGCGCGAGACGGGTATTTGGGACGATCGTAAGAATTGCGATGGACTCTGGGCGTTATGCGACGTTGTCGCGCGCAATGAGCTGATCGCCGGCGACTTCCTCTTCCGAAACAGTTCTACGAACGCCGAAGATGAAACGCATGTGGGGCTTTATCTGGGGCGAGGCGTGGTGATCCATGCGAAAGGGCGCGACGTTGGCGTCGTTGTGGAGGGCATCAATCAAGGCGGCAGCGGATACTGGCATAAATGCGGCCGCTGCAAGCTCTTGAATCAATAGAAGTGGGGGAACGGAGTTGGACTACATCGGGGAGATCATATCGGGCGTGTTCGCGCTGCTGGTCGTATGGCTGGAAGTGCGTATGACGCGTGACCGAAAACAGGCGGAGAAGCGCGCAGCAATTCGCGCAAAGGAATCGAAACTTGCCATGAAGATGCAGGACGCGAGCTTATCGCTTTCGCTGGCAACGGCTATCGCTGTGGAGCGCGGCGAAACAAACGGTGAGATGAAGACCG